CATAACTTCTTTCTTAGGGTCAATCAACTGACGAACAGATTTTTCCTCTGCAACACGTTTTGCCGTGGCGGTTGCAATTGCCATCTTCTTGTCCATAGGCATGTCAGGTTCGTCCTTTTTCATTGCTTTCGCTATTTCATTTCTTTTCTTTATCTCAGCGGGAGTGAGTGTTTTCTCTTCAACAGACTTAGACTTCTTTACCAAGGAGGTAACTGTATCTATATGTCCTTGATGATAATCATGGTCATCAGCACTTAGTCCTGCATCTGCAATTTTCTTTTTCGCAACATCAACCATACCTTTCATTTTTTCAAGGTCAGTCTCATCAATATTACCATCAAGACCTTTTCTTTCAATTGCAAGATAGTCATCTACTGCTTGGGCTGCACTAAGAATTTCTTCTTTATTGTCTTTGGTCTCGTAATCTTTTTTAAACGCCTTTATTGCGCCAGGACATAATTCCATATCGTCAAAGGTTTTATTTCCTATTTTTGTTTCTTCAAATAAATATCTAAACTTTTTCATTACGCTAAGTCCTTATCGTGATTTAAGTTGCCCTTTTTCTTTTTTACAATAAATGCATTAACTCGTGCATATCCCCACTGAGAAGGTGTTGTGCCAGGCCTGTGTCCAGTTCTCCATGCGGCAACACCACGGTCAAAGACTTTCTTGAGTGTTCCATAAGAGATACCAGACTTCGATGCTTTCTTTGCAAGTGCCTCATTTTTTTCCTGAAGAGACTCGTCCAGTCTCTCTGCATAAAATTTTCTAAAGGTTTTTCTGCCACTCATGGTTGTGTCTCTCTGTTTTTTTGTTGTGCTTTTGCGAGTCGTCTTGCATCTCTTGCTTTATCAAGAGTTGCACGATATTGTTTTTTCAAGTCTTCTTTATCATCTTTATAATCAGTTCTTATTTTTATAACCTCTGGGTCAGTCTCAGCCTTCAACTCAAGATGTTTTGGAAGAAGACCTTTCTTTATCATCTGATTCATATACTGTAGAACTTGTCTTGGAGATTCGACACCAAGTTCATGTCTCAGAAAATCATACGCACCTGATTGTCCTGCCTTCGGATTCTTACGTCTCCAATCAAGATACAATCGAACCGCCTTCTGATATTTCTTTTTGTTTACAATTTTATCCAATGCTTTATCTAAGGCTGGACTCAACACTCCTGTCGCAGACTTCGTGCCAAACGCACCAGTGCTACCTATCTTTTCATCAAACATCTTCTTATATGCTTTGGTATACTTTGATGGTTTGGTCTCTGCACCCTTATCGCCAGGCGCTGGTTTGTATGCAGATGGGTCATCATCATCCTTTGCAGTGCCTTTCTTGAAATGTGCGGCACGTTTCTTCTTGGTTGACTTTGACATGTCATCGCCTTCAGCATCCTTCGCATAATACTTTGCAGGCTGTGTTCCTTTTACATCCTTACCAATCTCTTTGTCCTGACGTGCTTTCTTCTCGACCAGTTCTACATCGTCTAACCACTTGCGATATCTTTTTTGATTCACTTCTACAATGACATAGTTCGCACCAAGCATAGAGACAATACCAACCTCTCCACTTTCTTTGATAATAACATCATCACCGATTTCAAACAAATCACCTGAGACATATGCCTCACGAGTATCGTCTAATTTACCTAAATCGATATGACGTTTGAAAGAACGTTCTTCTTTGATACCAAGTCCTGCTCGAACTTTGTTAAAGAGTGTGCGAGTATCTTTGTCAGAAAATCCTTTGGGAACACCCTGTGCGAATGCCGCATAGTCATTATCCTTCGCTGACGCACGTTGCTTGGATGCAGACATTCCTTCAACACCCTCTGCATCAGGGTCACGTTGACCAGCAGATACAATATTGATTGTCTCGAAGTTATAAAAACCATGTTTGGCTTTCTTACCATTGTATTTTTTCAATAGAGTTTCGAACTCATTCAAACGGTCTTGACCGACAACCATGTTGATTTTACGATATCCCAAATCATAAAGTTTTGCGGCTACGTCAAAAACATTACGAATCTTTTTATCGGCAATGATATTGCGACCATGTTTGGGAAACATCTTACGAAGAGTTTTGATTTTATCAGAATAAGACAATGGGTCTTTCTCACCTGTTGTCTGAGATACAAAGATTTTATAATCTGCACCTCTCGCCTTTTTAACAATCGTATCGATAACTTTACCATGACCAATTGTCGGAGGATTCATTCTACCAAATGTAAAGAATACCTCACGTTCCGACTCAACCAGATACGATTTAAAATTCTTAATTACCACTACCGCCGCCTTTTTTCTTTTCAATCTCTTTCTTACGAATCTTCGGAAGCATCTTCCTCGCAAGTTTATCAATCTTTGGTTTCATCTTATCTAGACGTTTCTCAATATCTGTTCTTCGTGCTAATCCAAGGTCACTCTTATCTTGACCCTTTGTTATTTTCTTAGCAAAGAAGTTCCTTGCTTGTTTGGCAGCTCTTTTCTTGAGAACATCAACAGATGCAACTTTTCTCTCTGCTCTCTTACGACCAAGAGCAATTTTTGCTTTCATCTTTTTCATCTGACGAGATTTTGCCATGCGTTGTTGCACAGTGAGTGCCTCATAAGGGCCTTCACCATCATCACGTTTACGTCTTTTGGCATTGTATGCTAACTGACCATCACCTGTTTCAGTGTAGTCAACGGTAAGAAAATCTTTAAAACCTAATGGTTTTGGCATTTGGTCTACCTCTTTGGTTTATCCCATCCCTTCAGCACATCAGGACTGAAGTTGTTATACGAAAATTCAAGGCGGTCAACCAACTTGACCGCATCACCACCTAATTTGTCAATCGCAACAAAACCTTCCGCACCTGTAGTCTTGTAACCAGTTTTGGTTTTTACAAAAGCGTCATAGTTTTGTATACTATTAAGTTTATTTATAAGTTTTAATTTTGCTAATACAATATTTTTCTGTAGTTCAAACATATTGACGAGAGACTTCTTGTTCTTGTTTGAAAAAAAGGTGAGAATATCGTCTAATTTCTTTTGTTGAGTCGCTTTACCCTTCTCACTCTTTCGTTTTTCTATCTCTTTTGCGAACTTATTCTCAATCCATTTGATAAGACCTGTGACATGTCTACGACTATCAGGTATCATCTGTCCTTCACGCACATATGTATTGTTGTATTGTTCGATGAGTTGTGCAAGTTCTTGATTGTTCTCTAGTTCACGCAGTGTCGAACCTGCAATCTTATTGAATATCTTACCAGCCGTTGACAGGTTCTTGGTAACTTCGGCAGTCTCTTTGTCATCCATAGTTGCACCACCGACATCACGCAACATCGCATCTGCTGAGTAAACATTCTTAGATGACTTGAACTTAGATACATCAACACCATACTTTGCTTTCATCGACTCGAAGTCTTTACCTGTATAGGTTGTGTGCCAAACAATACCAATCTGTGCTTTGCGTATGGTATCTGCCTGTTCGTATGGAACAGCATAGATAATTGTATTGGGGTGAAAGGTTGTGTATTTCTGTCCATCGATTTTCTTCGTCTCAACGTCTCCTTTTGAGAACAAGAAGTCTCCTTGAATAACACCCTTGATATTAAGGTCTGGTAGATACTTCAACGCAGCCTTCATCTTATCTGCAAGGTCACCAGACATATCTGCATCAATCTCTGCATTGGTTTTATAGACCTTTGGATTCTTAGCAAAGATACCTTTCTTTGCGACAAAGAACTCACCATCACGAGGGTCTTGACCACAAAAGATTGCAGGCGCACCATCCCACTTGGTAGATAGTTTACTTTTAGACTGACCACCTAACATATCACGCAACTCACGCAATGCATTGATTGCCTGTCGTGTTCCATTCACACCACCATAGAGAACCTTATCCTCGATATGGGTCATGTGAGTGTTCTTCTGTTCTGTTATATAATTTCTAAAACCAACCATTGTCGTAATCTTCTTTATATATTTTTCTTATATCATCTATCATCTTGAGTGATAAATCTTTCTCTTTCCAAATCGATTTTGATATTGTAGCCTTTACTCTATCAAGTTCACAATCAATCTCATTCTCAATAAATGTCACACATTCCTCAAAGTTTTCAAAATCAAATACCTTATCATACTGACTTAGGTCACCCCCACATTCATATTGAGAACGAAACTCTGGTCTTAAAGGCCAGTATTTTCCACCATTTATAATCTTTCCTATTTCCCATTTAGTCCAATCTGGAACTTTTTCATTATATCTTGCTTTCATAAAACCATAAAAGTTTATTGAAAAATTCACTGCACTTAAATATCTTTTTATCGGGTCTCTCTTTATCGTTATTCTTTTTACATTCCGAAACTCATTTGAGACCATAGAATTTTGTAAAGTCAAGTCATACCAGTTTGAGGTAACTTGTTTACTCTCAATGCCATTTAGATGTGACCACATAATCTTGAGTGATGACGAACAATTTTTCGGTATCAAACAAACATCTAAAACATCATCAAAGTATAATACTTCACTAACCAACTTTCAATCCATTATAAAGTGTTTTCAAACTCCATTGTTTAAGTTTACCACCTGAACTCGAACGAACCGACATTGCAAGCGTTACCTTCTCGTCTCCCGACCTCAATTCAATAAACCAGTTCTGTTTCGAACTCCGAGATGAATATGACTTCACGAATCTAACCTGTGGTAGAAATACTCCGAGTTGGTCTTTGTCTGTTATCTCTTCATATGTTCCACTCTTCTCTATTGCTTTAATAACAATAGTCGGAACATCAGGTGCATCTCGAAGTATTGCCTCTTTGATATAGTTCAAAGTCGCATCTTTGTTCTGATTAAATCTTTCAACCAATCCCTGACGAACAATCTCCAGATATTCATCATAGAGTTTGTTTTGTTCTTTGGTCGGAAGTTTATTGATGGTTGCGATTGCTTTTGTTTTATCAGGGTGACGGCCGCCTTTACCACCATCGTGATTACCATACTTAGGAAAATCAGGTATCTTTGAATAAACCTTATCATATACTTTTTTTCGAAGGGCCTCTTTACCTTTAGCGTCATTAAAAGAAGGGCCACTTCTCTCGTTCACAAATACAGTATAATGATAAGTGTTGAGTTGAGGTTCTTTGGTTTTCTTACCACCAGACTTGAGTGATGCACCAAGCATCTTTCCATCTTGATATTCAATAAACATATCGCCTGGATGATTTTGTGGGACACCTTTTGGTTTTGCTCGATATCCCCAATACACTCTTCGTATTGGTTTATCTTTATTTTCATCAATCAAATAGTTGTAAATCGAAATTGCAGCCTTCATCTTTTCGAAATATTTGGATGATGAGTCTGCTCTCTGTAATGTATCTTTTGCGGCCGCTTGGTCTTTAGCACCTACACATTTAAGTTTGCGAGTATCAACTGAGAGTAATCTTTCCATTAATTTGTCAATGTCTTTGTCAGACATACCTGTCGGTTTGATTTGACGTTCAAACATAATACAGGGAAAGAGTTCGGTGATGCTTGCATTGAGTGTAGATTCTCCCATGCCGCCCTTTTTGGGTTTTACGAGAATTATAAATTTACGACCTTCATGTTCTCCGTAAATAGGGTCAACCGAAGATGCGCTTGTTTCTCTTTTTTCAGCACTAATACCTGCATTCTTCAGTCTACGAAGAATCTCATCTCGGTCAGTTTCACGGTCATCAGACGTAACACGAAATTCTATTCTCGATTTCTCACTTGCAGATTTCTGAGTATACTCAAATCCTGAAAACACATCTCCAGCGAGTTCAAAGTCTTCGACTAAGTAGTGATTAAAAGATTTCATCGATATCCCATTTGTTACAAAAGTGTATTATAACACTATTTATAATAAAACGGAAGTGTTATTTTCTTTATTGTATTGTTCAATGGTATCTTTGAGACTATTGACCCAATTATCACGATGTTCGATAAAGACTTGAGGTTCATCCATACCATCAACAGAGATAATTGTAACCAACTGAGTGATAGGCATATCTGTGCGTTCTTCCCACATGATTGCATAACCAGACTCTTGCATGAAGTAGTTCTTAATCATTGAGGGTGTTTTACGTTTACGACTTGTCTTGAAGTCAATGATAGATAACTTACCATCAAACTCTGCAACGCAGTCAACACGACCAGCAAGACCTAGATGTGTAGAATAAAGTGGGGCTTCCTGTGCATATACTTTTCCAATACGTTCATCAAGAGTTGGTTTCATAACAAGAAACGACTCAATGATATCAGGTGTATATCCATCTTTGAAGTTCGGGTCATTGTCAATATACTTCTCGATGATTTCATGAACCTTTGTGCCTCGTGATGATGCACGATGAGAGATACGATTGGCTTCCTCTTCACCGACACGTTTACGCCATGCGGCGATACCTGCACGACTTAGAATGGATAAGACTGTCGTGATAGAAGGAAGGTTGACTCCTTCGGGTGTCACATACTTACGACCACCATCAACATTAATGGTTTCCATTTCAGTGAGTTCTGTTTGTTCGTGTATAAAGGTCATGCTATTGCTTTCAGTAATCCAACGACTAGAATGATAAACATCGTTGTGTTTAAAATAATCAGGGCTCGGTCTTGCCAAATCATAGACACCCATCCCCATAGTGCAGTTCCAACCACACCAAAGATAAGGTCATAGAGTGCATACTCAGGGCCTGCTGACCTACAAATAACACCTGCAATAATAAAGGCTGTCGCTGCCCATTTGACATACCAATCAATAGTATATGAGGGTGTTACCTTCTCGATTAGATTTGTGTTATTTTTTTCTGCCACGAATCCTCTCCATTTTTTTCTTCGATTCCAACCATTTCTCGTATGACAATGGTTTACTTTCTGCTCCGCATTTGAGTTTGCGTTTGGTGAACTCTTTTTTCAACATCTTCTTGGCATCTACACCAATGAATGCACCGACTAGTTCTAACAACGCACGGCGGAAAGAACGACCATGATGCATGTGACCCAAGCAATGTGCCAACTCATGCAACAGAACGTATTCGTCTAACCCTGCTTTACTGTCTAGGATTATTCCCCAACCATCAGTCCAACCTGCAAAACCTTTACCTGAGTTGCGTTCTTTGAGAACAATTGTGGGTTTTTTTATTGTGGCAGTCTTGCGACCTTCTAGTTTCCAAACCTTTTGCCACTTCTTAGATGCATAGATTTGTTTTGCACGTTTCTGTGCTTCCTCGACAGTCTCGAAGTTTTTGATTTTGCCATATTTTTTCTGAAAAACAAATTCTGCTTGGTAGGTCTTAGACTGTTCAGAGTCCCGACCATTCAAACCTTTATTTTGTTTATCTCTATGTTTCAAAAGATACTCTTGATATTCAGCACTATGCGGCATTCATCATCCCTTCAGCATTAATCGCAACTAAACTCTCACGAGCATACGCATCGATTTCCCAAGGCTGGTCATCATATTTAGTATTGGTGTAACACTCACCATCCCACTCTGCAACTTTGACAAGACATCCATCAAGTATCTTAATGCCGTGGTCTTGTAACCGACCACTCATAATCTGTTGAGCATGAATCATTTCGTGTGCGATATTGATTTTGATTTGTCCAATATCAAGTGGTTCACCTTGAATATGAGTTGCAATTTCAATATCAATTTCTTCAGAGTCACCATAACAGAAGCCACCTGCATCTGCATCAAGTTTTTTATTGAACTCAAAACAAATCGTTGTATCAAAACTACCCTCACCATAAAGTCCTAACTCATAGGCAACAGCATTGATATAATCAACGAGATTGTTCTCCTTCGCAAAATCATCTTCAACAAAAATGTCAACTTTCATAATCATTCCTTTCGACTATACTATTAAGTTATCAGGCCTGGCAGATAATGTCAACAGCTTTCTATGAAAAAAATGAAATTTATTTTGACTTATTTTGAAAATAATACTTGACAAATTGTGATTTGTGTCGTATTATGTATATGTAAGTTGAGAGAAAGGACTTCAAAAATGAGTGTCGAAATTATGGAAATCACTAAGACTGAGTATGATGGGTTTGTTGATTACTGTGCAAAGTTTTATGGTGAAGGTCAGATGTATGCCCAACGGGACTTTGCTACTAAAGCACAGATTCGGGAAGCAACCAACATCTACTTGATGAGTAATCGGGAAGAGTTCTTTGTTGACTTGAGTGACATTGACCCTACTGAATATCGTAAGCATAAGTGGGGCGGTGGTGACACTGTTGACCGTGAGACTGTCGCTGGCATTCTTGTTAACGAACTTGGTGTAGACCTTTACTAAAGGAAAGGAAATAGTTATGAATGAAAATGATGGAATCTTTGACTTCTTGGATAATTTGCGTGACGATGGTAGTATCAATATGTTTGGTGCAGCCCCTGTTATTCAAGAGGTCTTTGAATTGACTAAAACAGAATCAAGACAAATTCTTACTGAATGGTTGAAAAGACCTAAAAAAGATTTTGCTTGACAAACTCTGTTAGATTTGGTAATATAATATTATAGTTGAGAAAAGGAGAGAAACTATGGCTTATGTAACACAAGAGATGAAAAAAGAGTTGGCGCCTGGCATTAAGGCGGTTCTCAAGAAGTATGGTATGAAAGGTTCTATTAGTATTAACAACTATAGTTCTTTGGTTGTGACTCTACAACAAGGGCCTTTGGACTTTAGAGGTGTTGACTATCGGGGTGACAATATTTACTACCCTGCTACTGATGGCAATATGCACAGTCAAGTCAATACATACCACGTTGATAAGTTCTATAGTGGAGTGACTGCTGACTTTTTGAATGAGTTGGTTGCCGCCATGAAAGGTGTAACGAGTCGGGGTGAGTGGTATGACAAGACCGATATCATGACTGACTACTTTGATATCGCATACTATGTAAACGTTAATGTCGGTAAGTTTGATAAAGGTTATATATACACAGGAGAGGAGAAGTTAGCCGCATGATAAACAAAGAGGCTCAGTTGAGACAAAAACAAATTATCAAATTTCTCAGAGACGCAGAAGATGACCTCGCAAAAGCTCAAAAGGAGAAAAACCTTGAGAGCGTTGCGACATATCAGTTTCTTGTGAATGAATATGAACAAATGTTAGAAGAATTTAACGACTATTACAAAGTCTAAATACCTAAAACACTATATACTATTAAGAGGTTATTATGGAACTTGATGTATTTGAAATACTTCAAAAGTTTTCTGAACAGAAAACAAGAAAAGACAAGATAGAGTTCTTGAAGAAAAACAGTATCCCAGCCCTGCGAGACGTTTGTCGAGGGGCATATGATAAATCTATTGAATGGAGTTTACCAGCCGGTAAACCACCATACACGCCAAGTCGCCCCGAAAGCACCCCAAACAGTCTAAGGAGACAACACTTAGAGTTCGGTTGGTTTGTAAAAGGTATGAAAGGCGACTCCATCACAAGTTATAAACGAGAGAATAAGTTCATTCAACTTTTGGAAAGTGTTCATCCAGAGGATGCACTCATTATTCTCAATATGGTGCAAAAGAAAGCACCCTTCAAAGGTTTGACTAAGAAGATAGTAGAGGAGGCGTTTCCTAATCTGCTAAAATCTTAATATTTTCGTTATGTTCTTTTAACTCTAACAACAAGGAGCGTCTATGCCAAGAAACCAAATAGAGAGATTGAAGAACGACAGTAGAGAACTCGATAACTATATTCACCGCCTGCGGAAGAAAGGCCGCACAGACCTTGCTCATAAGTTATTGGTGAAAAAAGAATTTCTTAATCAATCTATTGCAGAATACGAAAATTCACTTCTAGCATAAAGGTAGGTGGTCAGGTATCTCGTTGGGGGTGCAGGTCACTCCCAACGTTACTGGAGATAATATGCCAACATACATCATAGAAAATAAAAAGACCGAAGAGCGAGAAGAAAGATTTTGTTCTTGGAGTGAAATCGAAAAATTCATTCAAGAAAATCCTGACTGGCATATCCCACCTTCAGCGCCAAGTCTTGTTACCCACACTGGAAACATTGTTAATAAAACAAGTGGTGATTGGAAAAATCATCTTGAGAATATTAAAAAGGGTTCGGGTTCTGGAAACTCCATCAAGGTATGAACGACTTCATAAAGGTCTATCCCATTGAAACACATGAGGAGAACTTTGACCAACTGATGACGATGATTGAACACTGTATCGAACGTAGTCCCTGTGGATATGCGAACATGTCACATACAGACTACAAGATACACGACAATCAAAAGAAAAATCCTTTCCAACCATACAGACAAATCTGGAGACAGATGGTCAATCCCTACATAAAACAGTATATGCAATCTTTTGGATGTAACAAACTAAGAGAACATAATACTTGGTATGCTCAATATTATGATGGGGCTGATTTTGGTTGGCACACCCATACAGGAACAAATGTGTCATGTGTGTATCTACTTGAGGGAACACCAAAGGATGCGACTCAATTTTGGGGATTTGACATTGAAGTAAAAGAAGGTGACCTTGTAATGTTTCCTGCTATGGTGAGACATAGGTCACCTCAAGTCAATCAGGGAAGAAAAACAATCATTGCACAAAACATGGATATACTGTGAAAAAACTTAGAATGGATAATTTGTTATCCTATGAACCAATTACAAATAATCAAAAGATTGCTTACGAGGCTTGGGATGAGGGTGACAACCTAGTTCTATGCGGTAGTGCAGGAACAGGGAAAACATTTATCGGAATGTATCTTGGACTTGAGTCTGTCTTAGATAAGTCTTGGGAACAGAATAAACTTGTTATCGTAAGAAGTGTTGTTCCAACACGAGAAATGGGTTACCTGCCTGGCTCTATTGAAGAAAAGGTAGATGCATACACTGCACCATATCGTTCTATCACAAATGAACTATTCAACGATAGAAACGCATTTGATATGTTAGAAAGTCAGGGTCAACTCTCTTTTATGTCAACGTCTTTTATTCGTGGTATCACTCTGGATGATTGTGTTCTGTTAATTGATGAAATGCAGAATCTTACCTTTCATGAACTTGACTCAATCATTACACGAGTCGGACGTAATACCAAAGTCATATTCAGTGGAGACTACTATCAGTCAGACCTTACAAAAGAAACAGATAAGAATGGTGTTCTGCACTTCATGAATATCATGGAACAACTAAAAGATTTTTCAATAATTGAATTTAACTGGACTGACATTGTAAGGTCAGGATTTGTTAGAGACTATATAATGACAAAAGAAATGTTGGAGAGAAAAAATGCAACTATCTAAAAACTTTACACTCAAAGAATTTACCAAGTCAATGACTGCAACTCGTTTGGATATCGACAATACACCTCAAGGAGAACATCTAGAGAACGCAGAGGCGTTGTTTAAAAATATTGTTCAACCTATTCGTGACTACTTTGGGCCTACAAAAATCAATAGTGGATATCGTTCACCCGAACTCAATGAAGCAGTCGGAGGGTCATCTCACTCTCAACATTGTAAGGGTGAGGCAGTAGATATCGAATGTATAGGAAATAGTAACTATGACGTTGCGGTGTGGATAAAGGATAATCTAGACTTTGACCAACTCATCCTTGAGTTCTATACGCCCGGCGTTCCTGATTCTGGTTGGGTTCATGTATCATTCGCAAGAGTGACACTCAATCGTAGGTCAATTCTGACCGCCATGAAAGAGAATGGTAAGACAGTATATAAAGAGGGATTAATTGAGTAAAAAGACTTGACATATCGTGTTTTATGTGGTATAAAGGTA